ATCGAGTGCATTTCACTGTCTTGCATATTACTCCTTTATATTAAACTGCTTTTGGGTTGTGAGCCATTACGTTCACTGGTAGTAAGCTACGTTCTTCGTTTGTTACAACGATACCCTCACCATTATCAATGATTGGTTGTTGGCTTACTAATACTAATGAAGCTTTCTCAAACTTCTCTGCCATACGAGCCATTAAGCCCTTATAAGCGTTTACTTGATACCAGTACTCACAGAGGTCATCATAGGCTTCGTTAGTTGCCACTTCGTAGATAACCTTGTTAATACGAGTTTCTTCTTGCTCTGCTTCTTCTGCCTCAACGAGACAAGCTAAAGCCGCTTCTGAGTAATCACCCTGAGCTTCTAACATCATCTGGTGTTCAATTTGTTCATCTGTACCGCTACGAGGAATGAACTCACCCTTGTTAATGATAGACATAGCGTCTTCACCAACCCAAGTGCCATAACCGTTGTAGTCTTCAAACTCCTCGATTAGCTCCTGCTGTTGTAGGAATCGTTCTTCTTCTCCTTCTTCATCATCCCAACCAGGACGGTGGACAGCACCACTGCTGTTATAATGAGACCCTGAATAGCCGTAGTACTCTGAGTTACTGTTCCAGTTACTTTTGTAATATGGGATATACATATACCTCTTTGTCAATTCCCCAGTGTCATAGTCGTAACTATATAACTGATTAACTTCCGCTGGTTTACCCTCACCTTGACTAGAGATAGTAAGACTGTGCTTAGTTTTCTTAATCATAAGAGGATTACCACTGTTGCGACCAAAGAACAATGTTGTAGGTTTACCATCTTTATTACGCTTAATCATGATGAAAGCGATTGACCCCTGTGCTGTCAATTCATCAACTTCACCCTCTAGATACCTTGCGATATCGTAGACAAGTGCTTCACTGTCGTTAAACCGTCCGTCTTTTTGTTTACTGACGTAGTTGATACCGAGTGCTAGATGTGCTTTCTCTAGCTTGTTCTCATTACTAAGTACCCCATTGTGAACACCTACATAGTTGTTCTTAAAATGGTCTTTGGTACTGAATGGGTGGCAAGCGTTCGGTACGTCTGCCGTACTTGTACTAAAGCGGTGGTGGAATAGAACCTCATGGTTACTACCCTTGCTACGCTTTAACAAGTTCTTAATTCGAGTTTCTTTAACATTGTGTGTAAGCTGATTCGTCTCTGGTAGATAGAAGCCAAACGATGTCGTACCACGACTACGCTGTGCCTCAAACCGTTTTAGAATCGTCTTAGTAACATCTTTGTCACTGAAACTCTTACTATATACAATTCCGCAAATAATCTTGCTCCTTTACTAACAACTAACCGAGGCGGCTAGTCGCATACTTAATACGTTTCTATTAACAAACTGTTCTTCTGTTCCAACTTCTGATAGCCCCTTAATGTAAGCAATCTTCTGTTCTTCGTTCCATTCTGAATTGAAGTAACCATAATCTTGGTTCTCTCTGTAAGCCCTGCGTTCACGCTCTGACATAGGCTGTGATACACGGTATTCGTAATCACGTTTAGCGTCTTGGTATAACGCTTTAGCTCGTGCTAACTTCTTACTAAAGTCTTTGTTTCGTGATTGAACAGATAAGTCAAGTTCACGAGTCTTAGTGAATGACTTGAGTGTAACACCCTTACCTACCACCATTTTAAGCTGTTTCTTAATGATACGAACTTGGTCTGGTGTAGCTGTGAACCCTCGGATACCCTCTCGGTCATAGAACACAAACTCTTTACCCATTGCTTCAACCTTTTTAGTTGGGTCTTTGTAGTATTCTAGTGTACGAGCAATCGTCTCTAGGTATTCAAAGATAGCTTCTGGGCGTTGGTAACACGTTTCAAACAACCTGAACTCTAAACAACGACCATCTACAATGTGAATAGCAGAATACTTATCGAAGTCAATCTTAGGGTGTCGGTAGTTCAATGCCCTAGTGAAGTTACCACTAGTAGCTGCGATGAACAATGCTGGTAGTAGCTTAGTTACCTCTGTACGGAAGTTAGTAAGCTTAGTGTCATCAAGTGCAAAGTTTCGTACTGGGTAAGTACCGTTGCTCTCTGTAGGGAGTACCGCAATGTGCATACCCGCTCCGTCAACGTCCATACCGTTACCTACCTCTTTAGCTAGAGCGTTGAAGCTGTCAACAATCTCTGGCAAGAAGTGTGCGTCTTTAGCGTGGATAGTGAATGTGTACTCACTGTCTACTGAACCATCGTTGTAGAATCTACCATAGATGATAGCAGCTTTTGCTTCTGGGCTAATGTGTGATTCGATGAACTCTTGACAGTGTTCGACTGAACCAAAGTCATCACCGCTACTCTCACGGTACACTTCACCTGAACCCTCACACTCTGAACATTCGTGATTACCTGAACCACTACATTCATCACAAGTGATTTCTTCTGTTACATCTGATGTGCTACCGTCTGGACGAGTAAGCTCAACCTCGATGTACCCTTCACTATCACAATCTTCACAAGCATGTGAACCTTCGCCATCACAGTCTTCACAAGTCTGGTATTCACCATCTTCTGAATCATATGGACGACGTAACTGTGCTTCAAGTTCTACCTTGATATAACTGAAACCAGCTTCTTCAATCTCTTTAACCGTTTGTTTGAGACTCATCTTTCTGTGTACTCCTTACATAAACATTAACTATATCGCCATCAATAGTAACTCTCTCACGAGTATAAGCCTTGCCCTCATAAGCGTCTGTACGCTCTAGCTGCTCATCTGTGATTTCATATACCTTGCCAGCTACCGTCTCACCAAACTCTTTGGTAATGTAGTAAATACCATTATCGTAAGTGTTTAGTCTATAATCATTTAACTGTTTAACTTTACCGTTCTTTTCTTCGCCCCACAACCAGTTCTGAACATCGTGTAAGTTGAGAGTACCGTATGAAAATACTCTATTAACCATTTAAGCCTTTAACTCCTCTAGCTCTGCTAGCATTGTTGCTACTTCTGGGCTAAGTTCTGCATACATTTTATATTTCTGAGTATCATCAACCTTTTTAATCTCAGCTTCTAGCTTACGCTTGATATCATCAACCTTAGCTAACTTCATTTCAGCGTCTACAGTCTTAGATTTAATCTTTTCTGCTACTGATTTGATACAAGTTTGACTAAAACGATACTGATTTTTCATCAGGTTATCTTTTTGTTCTTCGTTGTAAGTACCCTTTACGACTGCAATAGTCAAACCGTACTTAGTTGGCACAATAACTGTGTCATATTTCTTCAATGCTCGTGATAGTTCATCTTTATAGATGTACCCTTGTGATGATTCTGAGCTTCTATCACTTAAAAAATCTACTTTAACGTATCGCATTATTCTGTATGCTCCCCATATTCTTTAACATCTTTAATAAAATCCGAGGCTTCGTATACTCCATTAACTATATCAGTTAATAAAGATACCATCTCGTCAAGTCCGTAGTAGCCATTGCTATCTAAGAACTCTACCATTTTCTTATCTTTAATCATTATTCGTTACCAAACTTTCTTATTAATTTCCTTTCGTTCCCTTTGAGTATGTATAATCTACCCCATTTGTGATAGTTACGGAGCATTAAAAACCCCTCTACATAAGTATTTATATTCTTAGGGCTAACATTTCTACTAATTGAACCATAATTATGTGCTACAATCTGTAAAACCATGCTACTCCCTTATTATTCCTAACAAATATACCCCTATTATAATGATTACCACTATAATAGTTACAGTATTATTCATCTAAAATCTTATAAAACTTACATTTACCGTTTTCTACTACTACTTTTTTACTATCTTGAGGTAGTCTTTGCCAATCTGAAAGACTTACTTCTACCATTTTTCTCCTTTACGACAGGTTATTTTTGATATTTAGGTCATTCGACCAGTAGAACAGAGTTAGAAAACATAGCTCTCGTGAGTCGAACACGAGTCAATACCTATTCACTATGCCAGCCAGTTCTATCTAGCACTCTGCTCTACCAGTCAAACGACGACTGGTTATGTAATTGCGACAATTACCAACGCCCCACGTTACTGAGGTTGATTTTTTGGTGCTTTGTGTAGGTACTGCCCCTACCGAGTCGTTAGACAACAGATTTACAGTCTGTCCTGCCTCTTTAACAGATTACCAAAGCATAGACCACCCTATAAAGAGTGGGCTAGGGAGTTACCCTAGTCTTTCACTATTTAACTTTAATGAACCAATTACCCTTAGCGTCTGCACCGACTGTTGCCGCTGGGTTACGAACCAACCAACCAAACAGTTGTCGAGTACTCTCGAAGGTCATTTTGCTCTCGCTCTTTTTAGACACTACGTCTACTGTGATTTTGTTCTTAGCCATATGAATAATCCTTTCTATGACATTGATATTATTACCCCTTATGAGGTAAGCGTAACCAATAGCAGGGGGTCTACTGGCTACGCCCACCTCAGAAAGATGGACTTGATAAATCTCTCAGATATTCTCAATACTTAAAATAGCGTCTAACTTATCCGCTAACTCTGGCTCTATGTTTGTCTCTACTGGTAGTTCAATGAACCCACCTAAGTTCCAAACTGGTATGATATGTTCAATACCCGCTCTACGTTTCATGACAAATATTTCAGTCATTGCACAAAGCTCCCTCTATACAACCGCTTACTTGAGTACCACCAGTGAGTTGACCCTCATAACTACCGTCCTCATAAATACGGATATGATTGTAAACACTATGTACCTCTGTTAATATGTTTTCACGAACTGATACGCCTATGACGTAACCCCAGATACCTACACCTAGTACGATGAGTACCCAGATTATGAACCCCAAGAGACTCTTAAACGCTCCACTTCTACTCTTAACCATTTCACTTCTTTTCTCCACTCGGTATCATATCAACCCCTATTGCTAGAGAGATACCACCTAAAATTGCTAATATTACCGCTGCGATAAACTTACCCCAGTCCCAAGGCATTCCATAGAGTACCATGAGGAGGTAAGAGATACCAGCAAGTAGTAACCCTACTCCCACTAGTATCATAATACCTGTTGTGAACCTATACATTTAGAGAGAACCCCCTCTCAATACGGTCAATAGCCTTAGTATCTTTTGACACCTCTACGTCTAGTAGTCGCATACCACTGTCCTGATACCTACTGACTACTGAGACCTCTCCCCCATTACGGTTGATGAGTGCCTTAAAACTCTTGAAACTTGTCGCTTTGATTTCTATGCAGTGCATACCTTCTACCTCTAATTGCTTAAAATTGATTGCTTTCACTGTGAGTACCCTTTAGACCCTATCGTTTTGGTCTGTTGAGTCCCACCAGTTCTCACCATAAAGTCGAGTGAGTACCGCTTGCATGTGTTCTGACATATTTTATCCCCTTGTTTAGTTATATCAGTACCCATCCCACCCCTTGGTGCTACGAGTACAATCTATAGCTAACTTGGAATAAAAGGGGTGCTAGAAGTGTGTTATGACTAACACCCCTGATATATCCTATATGAGACCCCTTGCCTATGCCATGCCTAAGCAAGAGTATTATCTGGTATATAGAGTACCCACTAGGGATAAACTACAGTGAACCAAGTCTATTTGTTAAAGCACACCTAATAATCGCATTCGTCTAAGAGTACCTATTTCTTAGTGTCCGTGTGTCAAAAGTTATCTAAGCAAACTCTCCAGTGATTACTCTGTGTTAGGTCGTACTTAGTAATCATAAGCATGGCTTACGAGTACCTTGTACACACTGAATAATATTCTCTCCAGATAGTTCGTGGATAGCGTACCTTTTGAGGCGTAACTACTACTAGCGATAGTTATATTTAAAGAGTACCGTTACGACCCCGTAAGGTTATTTTAAGCACAGAGCAATCTTTATTTATAACTGATGATTTGTTGTTATACCGTTCGTATAACTGTTTTAAGTATAGCAAATGGCGCTTTATTTGTCAACCCTTTTGCGCTTATACCTGATAAAATAATTATTGTATAGCGTTGTTGACTTGCACCTATTTGTTAAACTTGCCGTTCGTCAATCTCTTGACTATATTCATTGTATCAAACTTAGCATTTATTGTCAATACCTTTTTTAATTTTCACTATGATATCTATAATAATTATTATATCTAGTGTGTTATGACGTTGCTTGTTTGATTGTGAATGTTCGTCCGTCTGTTTGACTGTCTCTATAATATCATGCCGTTTGTGTGTTGCATAGTCTTGTTTTTTAAGATTTTTGATGGTCTAATATGTGTTCAATCCGTTAGCTATTGACAGTCCGCGCGTGGTATTTCATAACATGTTTTCTGCAATAAGCATATACTTGACTGTGTGTCTATTATATAGGATAGTATAAAACATATCATAACAGATTATTGACAGACAATCAAAAAAGGGCGCAGATGTGATATCCGTCCCTTTAATGGCAATAATACTATATACTATCTATGACAATGCTACAATAAGATTCTGATATAGTGGCAATTCTACTATAATGTTAGCTAATATAGCTATAGAGACTATAACACCCCCTATAATATAATTGCTTTTATTGCTAGATTGTTTTTTAACTCGGTACTGGTAACGTGTGGTGTATGTGTTCATATTATCCTTGTTTTTGTGTTTACGTGCTTTTATTGTGTGATATGTATATATCCGCAGTGAGTACCCTTTATAGTTCGTTGTCAGGTACTAATACACCATCTATAACGCTATATCCGTCTTTAATAATACCGTTATAGTGCCATAGTTGATATGCTTGTTCGTATCTGTATTGCTTTTGTGTCATTGTATAGCCCCCTATATCTTATGTAATACCGTCCGTATCACTAATACTAGTATACTATGGGTGTTATACCTTGCATAGTCTTGTAATAAAGATTATATATGGTGTTATATGTGGGCTATAGGGCTAGTATATGAGGCATTGACAATATAATATATTATGTTATAGTATATTAATCATTATAGCCCTTGACATACGCTATATACATTATATTATATTATTATTTATTATTTTATTATTATTTAATATATTTGCATGTAGGGCAAGTATGTGGGCATGGGGTGGACACACATTTTGTACGCCACGTATTACGTAGTCAGGGTGATAAATACTACGTGCGTTTGACTTTATACATATGTTTTGCAATATATACATAGGGGGGTATCAAAAAAAATACTATATAAATTTATAGTATTATATATATAAAGCGAAACGAGCTGGGCGAGTGGAGGCTAACTGAACAGCGTTTACTTACCAGTCCAATATCGGAATAGGGGGGATAAACTAGAACTCCGTATACATCTATTAAGATTAAACTACGTTTAATTGTATCACACTTCGTTCAAAAAGTCAATACACCACATATAGCGCTTATGATGGGGGATAATGACACCAGGCTCTTGACAAATGCGCCCGACTGTGCTACAATGATTAGTAATAGGAACGGTGGAGTTGTACGCTCCGCTTCTATTTTTTATGTAAGAGAAGGGAGCTAAATGGCTCGAATTTTAATATACGACCTCGAAGTGTCGCCTACCTTAGGATATACCTATGGTCTATGGGACACGAGGGTCATCAAAGTAGAAAAACGTCCGTTCATCATGAGCGTGTCGTGGAGGTGGTATGGGGAAAAGAAAACGCACCACGAAGGAGGAGCAGAAAATGAAGAACAAGAAATTGCAATCGTGGATACCTTATGGTCTCTATTTAATGAAGCTGACATTGTTGTCGCTCACAATGCTAACCGTTTTGACAATCGAGTTGCTACTGGTGCATTTCTTCGGCACGGTGTTCATCCTCCTAAGCCCTATCGAACAGTGGATACTCTACGGGTTGCTAGGTCTGTCGCTAAGTTTGATTCTAACAGTCTGGACGGTCTCTGTGACCTATTTGGTATCGGGCGTAAGAGCGAAGTAACACACGCAGATTTATGGCACAAGTGCCTGAATGGAGACAAGAAAGCGTGGAAGATGATGAAGGAATATAACAATCAGGACGTAGATTTACTTTACGCTCTCTATGAGAAGCTAATTCCATACATCAAGAACCACCCGAACTTGGGAGATATTGACCAGATTAACGGACGATGTCCGAAATGTGCGTCACCTGACTTACGTAAGGAAGGCACACACGCCCGACGAGCGGGCAGGGTACAAAGCTATTCATGTAATAATTGTGGCGGTTGGTCAAACGAAGCTACGATTAAGGGTGAAGGAAGGTTGGTAAACGCTTAATGGGAGAAATAATTAAATTTCGACCCAAGGGTGAGGACGAACCGCTCCCAGGGATGGAGCTAAGGGATTTGGTAGAGGGCATGAGCTATCTGGAACGCATAGCGTATAAGCGCAAAATGCTACAGGAAATGTCCGACAGGGAAATACTGGTACATTTAATTAACGATGTTAACGCAGCTGAAGGGAGAATAGATGAGTAAAGATATACAAGAAACTCTGGACGAGCGTGGTACACGCTATGGGGATTTTAAGAACCATGCGGATATCTCGCAAGAGATTCAGGGAGCAATAGGAAAAGGGTATATGATGAGGGGTGACGGTATAACATTAAACGACGTACCTGCCTATCAGCTCGAAGCACTAACGATGATAGCTCACAAGATTGGGCGTATCGTAAACGGTGATTTGACATATGACGACAGTTGGCGAGACATCGCTGGCTACGCAACATTAGTAGTAAACGAATTGGAGAAGCAAAATGCAACGACCAGCATTCAAGAAGATACAGAACAAACTAGCGTTTAATAACCCTGGGGCAGAGCCAATCTTCCTTATCGTACAAGAAGTATCTGATGGATTCATGTACATGCTAGAGACTACACCATTCGGTACAGTTAGTTTCGTACATCGAGAACTAGTATCATTAGAAGAAGATGAACAAGCAGAAGCTGAGGAGCCTAAAACAGATGGCGAACACAAAAGTACTACTCGTAAAGGGTAGTAATTATTCCGCAACAGAGTTTGAAAAACTCGCAGAAAGTGGTACAATAGTACCAGAAGAACTTTGGGGAGAAGCGTGGCAAGCGCAGATTCCTATGTGGTTCGATAACAATGAGTTCCAGTATCAAGCCTATCGGTTTGGTGATGTAGACCCTGAGTTCGTAAAGTTCGTACAGGAAGAAATAAACTACAGGGACACAAACGAAGCAACAAATTTCTATATAATCTAAAAAAGGAGGGAAGCCCCTATGAATGCAAACGCAATAATTACAGACGACATGAGCCTAGAAGACAAGCTGGCAGCTATTGACGCAGCCATGGCTAATGCACAAGCAGTCGCACGTAAAGCAAACCCAGGGGCAGCTCCCCTTGACCCAGCAGATTTAACTATGTGCGAAGGATGTCAGTAAGGAATATATGACAAAAACCAAAGAAGATGTTACACTAGTAGCGAAACCAGCAGATGAAGAACTGTTCGTTGTATCCTACAAAGGCTATGGATTCGTAGCAAGGATTGGCGACCACTCTCTAAAAGACCTGCTGAAAATAGCAAAGAAAGCACTAGAGAAACAGGAGAAAGAAAATGGCAGACAAGCGCAAGGGGAAGAAGTACGGACTGAGGGAGAGGAACTCTAAAGTAGTTCAGCCCAATCAATGGACAGGAACACCTCAGCAAGAGGAATTCTTAGTCCGTTATATGGACCCGAAAAGCCCTACGTTCGCTAACCCATACGAGTCAGCTATGGAGTCTGGGTACTCAGAAAGCTATGCACGAATCATAGCGCAGCCCAGCGTTAACAGACAATGGATTCAAGAGGCACGAAATATCGTCTCAATGCACCCAGAACATATTGTTCAAGGATTGCAACAGTTCGCTCTTGACCCCACTAAAAAAGATGAGGTACGCCTGAGAGCATTAGAACTTCTAGGTAAATCTCAGGGTATCTTCATCGAACGAAAGCAGGTACTACATGCCAACATCGACGAAGCCCTCAGGGAATTCGATATCTAAGGCAGCCAAGTTTGGCAACCTCGCTTATGAGTTACATCCAGATATAGATTGGCTCATACAGCAACCTGACCCACAATTAGAAAAAGACTACGGAAAAGGTTTCATCGTTACAGGCTTACATGAGGAAAAGAAAGCAGTTTACTTTATCCTCGAAGAAGACCCTCGTAAAGAGAACTGGATTCATATGATAGCTAGTCAAGTAAAGGGAGAAGAATAATGGAAGGCTTAGAAGAAGCACGACGAAGATATTTCTTTGAGAACTCGCAGAGTAGGCGACTACGTAGGCGAATGGCTAAGAACCTTGGTTTTATGAAACAAGGATGGCAGAACATCAAAGAAGACTTCCCACCATACAACAAACCAAAAGATTTGGGTATAAAGAACTTTAAACGCACCTTGGAAAAAACTAGTTTAAGTACTAGCGATAAAAACAAGGCTGTGGTACAATACAAGATGAAGGCTCATGAAGCCCTCGTTAATACCATTAAAACCAAGGAGGCTTAACATGGCAAAAGACCAAGCAAACGCACCAACTGTAGCACCTACAGATGAATTGCCAAAGTTTGAAAAGGAATTCGATGCACGAACCAAAGACACTGATAGTGTTGACGGACTGCAATTCGAAAGTCCAGTTCCAACTCAGGAAAACGTAGGCGAAGTAAGCAACGAGAAAGCAAAAGAAATCAATGGCTACAAAGGTCATGACAACATTGCAAGTAAAGTTGAAGAAGACCAAGAAGCTAAGGGTCGCAAACGCGATGACGAAACTTCAACGGGCGCTAAGTTCTTCTAAGAAGACTTGACTTTTCTAACGTAGTGTGCTATATTAAAGAAGCACTCTACTAAAACTCATTGATAACATGTTGCCGAGCATGTCGAGAGTCAGAATCAATCCGCAGGTAGTCGCTTATGCCTAACCGTAAGCGCAAGAACAAGGGAAAGTTCTTACATAAAAATTACCCAAGAATTACAACTGGGAAGCCTCTATAAACGGGGCTTCTTTTTTGTGTTGACATTATATATATACATGTTATAATACTGACATGAGTACGAGAAAAAACCAGAAGATGATTTATGTTTCAGATGATAACCTAGAGTTCTACGAGAACATGAAGGATAAGTCTGAATGGATAAACAAACAGTTAAAAGAGTTGCGCCTACAGGGTGATGTAGTAGATAAGTCTAATGAGTTCGACGCTAAGATTCAACGACTACGACAACTAGACTTAGAGGAGGAGCTTAATGGACACAGAGGTTAGCCTAACCGAAGAACAAAACAAAAAGATTCTTGAGATTAGCAAGAGCTTCTATCGCTATGCTAAAGGAAACCTCTACATTAAAAGCAAAGACGCTGAGATTGTAAAGTTTGAACCGAACATTGCACAGCGGGCATTAATCGAACGAGTAGTTTATCTGCTAGAAAATAAGCTTCCTATCCGTATCATTGTCTTAAAGGCACGACAGATGGGACTATCCACAGCAATCGAAGCATTGATTTACTGGTATACAACAACAAACAAGAACGTGACTGCGGCTATCATCGCACATGAAGACCCAGCTTCACGAAACTTGTATAATATGTTTAAGAGGTATTATGATAACTCCAATCCACTATTTAAGCCTAATCGTAAGTATGACACTCGGTCTGACCTTACTTTTGGATTACAGGACAAGGATGGTAACGAAATCGGTCTTAATTCTGTCATTAAGACTGCGACAGCTAAGAACACGGGTGCGGGTCGCTCGGACACGATTCAACTTGTCCATGGCTCGGAGGTTGCGTTCTGGGACAACGGTGAGGAACTGGTCGGTTCGTTAATGCAGACTGTGCCTTTCAGGAAGAATACTATGATTTTCCTTGAAAGTACAGCTAACGGACGAGGTAACTTCTTTGCAAAGATGTGGGATAAGTCTGTTAAAGGCGACTCAGTATTTGAAACCTTCTTCTTCCCTTGGTGGATTCAAGAGGAATACGAATTCCCTGGCGATAAGATTGAGGAATATACACCTGACGAACAAGATGTAGTAGACCTCATGCGAGAAGGTATTACTATTGGTAACGAACATTATGTCGTACCAGAAGATAAGATTGATGATAAGATTCGATTCCGTAGACACAAGGAACGAGAGTTCGTTGCAAGCCCAGAGCTTCTGTATCAGGAATATCCGTCTACGCCACACGAAGCATTTATTGCTAGTGGTTCTACTGTATTCAACGTGAAAGCACTTGCTCACATGGAGAAACAGACTAAAGACGCTCCTACATACACGATACATGACAATGATAGTCGTGAACCCTATGTTGTTGAGGATAAACATGCTAAACTAAAGATATGGAATATGCCAGAGCTTGGCGAAGAATACGTCATCGGAGCCGATGTAGCAGAGGGTATCGAAGGCGGAGACTTCTCAGTAGCAGATGTAATCCGTAGCAGAGACATGAAGACAGTAGCTCGTTTACGAACTGACCGTCTAGACCCAGATGAATTTGCACACGTATTAGACAAGCTAGGTAGGTTCTACAACTTCGCATTAATCGGACCTGAAATTAATAACCATGGTCTTGCAGTAGTGCAACGATTACGTGACCTATTTTACAGTAACTTATACAAGAGGGAGACAGGACTTGATGAAGTATTTGAAACATCAACTACAAAGTTTGGTTGGAAAACTACGACAATTACGAAGCCACTCGCAATCGACTACTTGGCAGAAGCGATTAGGGAAGGTTTGGTCAAAGATGAGGACATCGTTTTCATCGAAGAAGCATTCTCTTACGTCCGTGATGAAAAGGGTCGTACAAACGCAGAAGCAGGTACTCATGACGATACGGTTATGGCGAAAGCGATAGCCTTGCAATTATGGGACTGGTCTGCTAATAATAAGAAAGAGTTAAAAGTTATAAAGCCTACTGGCGTAAAGAAGCATAAGGTGATAAAATAAGCAATATGAATGAAGATAAAATAGCACCAGAGTTGACGGAAGCTGATAAAAAGCAGCAACTCGACGACACAGTTGAACTTTACGAGGCACAACTAGTAGAATTAGTAAACAAAGATTTTAAGAATGCACGGGACTATATTAAAAAGTTCAAGCAGAGTGTTTGGGACGACTGTTGGTCAGCGTATAATAACATCCGTACAAAGCGTGGCTACGATGGCGTAGCAGATGACTTCATTCCTGAGACCTTTACAATCGTTGAGTCGATTAAAGCTAACATTGCTGGTGGTAAGCCTAAGTTTAATTTCGTTCCAATCCGAGAAGAACAGAACCAAGAGACAGAGGTAATCAACGACCTAGTAGATTTCTACTGGGACCAAAATAACATGACAGAGAAAGTCCAAGACTGGGTACAAGATATGCTTGTATACGGAAATGGTATTATGATGGTTTCATGGGAAGGCGACATGCCTCATATGACAAACATCCCTCTGCGTGACTTCTTCGTTGACCCTACTGCCACACACATGAACCGACCAGGCACTCCTGGTTATCCTAAGTATGCGGGTTATCGTTTCCTGACTACTGTTGAGGAACTAAAGAACCGTAAGATTGTTGACCCAGAAACTGGTGACATGAAACTTCTTTACAATAACCTTGATGACATCGGTGAATTAAACGAGGACGACCCAACTGACAAGACTGTTAAAGAGAAGCTACTCGGTAGTACTCTCCCAGACAAGAAGGGTCAAGTTGAGGTAATCGTATATTACACACGTAAGAAAAAGATTATCATTGCTAACCGTGAGACTCTTATCTACGATGGTGAAAACCCATACAAGCGAGAGAAGAAAACTAAATCAGTTACTCGTATTGTTGACATGCAACCTATGACTACAGATGTAGAGTTCCCAGAGATTAAGGGATTCCTACCATTTGCAATTCTGAGGAATTATGTTGATACTAGTTTATTCTACGCTAAGGGTGATGTAGAAGTTATCCTTCCACGACAAGAACGATTGAATGACATCTCTAGCCAGAAGACAGACAACCTTACTTACGTGATGAATAACATGTGGCAGATTGACCCACAATACAAGCACTTGGCTGAACAGATTGAATCCTTCCCAGGAGCAGTCTTCCCTCTACCACAAGGTGCATTAACAGCAATCGAGAAACAATCTATCGGTGCTGACGCTGACAATGAGATGTTCCGTATCAAGGAAGAAATGCGTCGTGCTACAGCAGCTGACGAAGTTATCCAAGGTGTATCTCAGGATAAGGGTCGTGTTACCGCTACAGAGATTCAAGCGCAAATGAACCAAGCTTCACAGCGATTCTCTACTAAGCTCACAAACCTTGAAGATGAAGGTTACGCACAACTTGGACGTATTATCTTTAAGATGACACAAATCTTCGTTGACCAAACTATGGCTGTTAAGGTCGTAGGTGCAGATGACGGAATGAAATGGCGAGACTTCGACCCAGAGGAATACTCAGGTGAATACGAACCTAAGGTACAACTCGAAAGCACAACTAAAGCAGTTCGTGCAGAGGAAGGTCAGAAGTATGCTCTCATCCACCAGATGTTTGCACAATCACCTTACGTTAACCAGTTCGAGTTTACGAAGCTCTACCTTGAAGCTATGCTCGATATGAACGCAGATAAACTCAAGAAACTTGTAGTAGACCCAGCGAATAACCCAGCTCCTCCAGTTGCTCCACCAGAAGCAGGACAAGCTAATATTCAAAACCCAGGTGGTGTACCATCAGGTCCATTACCAGCAGGAATTTAATCATAGGAGACCAATACAATGGCAAAAGATAACGAGAACGCACACTTACAAGAACAAATCGTAGCACAATGGGTAGCATTTTCCCGCACAGACGCTTATAAAGACTGGATTCTGAGCATGGAAGAAACGATGTCGATGATTCAAGACAACGTAGACAACATGACAGAGTCTCGTCCTACCGCTGTTCCTGGCTTGCAAACTAAGCAACCTATTGATAGTGAACGAGCAGCCTTAATCAACCAACGAAAAATGGGAATTAAGTACGCAATTCAGTATCCACAGCTACGAATTGAAAGTTCGCAAGAATAATCTTCAAGAAAAGTGTTGACAGCACAAAACAATAGTGTTATAACTATAACTGTACTACTGTTAAAACGTAGTCACCCAAAACTAATCAAAACAATCAGGAGTATCCATGACGGAAACTACAACCCCTACTGACGAAGTAGTTGATACAACTGTTGGCTCGCCTAGCGACTTACCAGCAGACACAACAACAGAACCAGCGGTTGACTCAGTTGAAGATACTGCGTCCGAGGAAACTACGGAACCAGGCTCGAATGACTCACCCAACGGAGAGGAGAGCCAATCACAGGTTGACGCAGACCTCAAGCGGTTCGCCAAAAGCCAAGGATTTGACCCAGACAATTTGTCAGAAGGTGAAATCAAGGCACTAGGCATTGCCCAAAAGCAAGTAAGAGAGACCCGCAAGCAACTCGAAACACAAAACAAAGGTGCAGTTGAAAAAGCAATAAGTGAGATTGATAAAGAATCTGACTTACCAGACCGTGAATATTTCGATTTTCGAATGAAACAACGAGATATGGTCGATAGCATTCGACAGTACTGGAATGAAAACCCCGATGACCGAACATATGAAGCCGAAGCCATTGCAATTCTCCAAGCTGAGAAAGAGCAATATGGTGACGACGCTATGCTACGTCTCGCAGGTAACATGCCACGTTTAGTAAGAGAAGCTAAGCATAACGCTGGTGCATTTGACCCAGAAGTTATTGCCGAAAAAGGACGCAAGGAAGAAAGAGAACGACTGAACAAGTTACAATCAGGCTCAGCAGATGGCGCACATGCTTCAACGTCTGACACGCCAACAAAAGATGAGGTCACAGTAGACTGGATTAAATCAGAATACGACCCAACTAATGCTGAACACAGAGCGAAACTTGACAAGTTTATGAATGGTGGCGGGAAAGTATATTAAGTATTTTTCCTAAGGAGTCCATCACATGGCAACTTTTCCAATGAACACTCCTGCCAACTCACCTGTCGTAATTGACGAAGTCTGGGCTAAAGAAATCCTAGAAAACCGACGTAACCGTCTGGTTATGGAACAATTAGTTAACCACGACTATGAGGGGCAGATTAAAAACCACGGTGACACTGTTCACATTATCTCTCTACCTGACATGGTAGCACAGGACATCGTTCCTGGTACTGAGATGACAGTCACTCCACTTGTACCAACCGAACAACTCTTGGTCATTGACCAGTACAAGGGTGTACCAGCTGAAGTTCAAGACATGCTTATGAAGCAGTCTACATACGACCTTCGCCGTCCATACACTGAGAAAATCGGATTCGCACTTGCAGACGCAGTTGACAAGTACCTCATCGGTCTTGCCCTCGCAGGTGTAGCAGCAGGTAACACTCTTACCGCTGTGTCAGCATTGAACAAAGCAACTCTTGTAGCTGCTCACGCAAAGCTTGACGCGTTGAACGTACCAACTGAAGGTCGTTCGCTCATCATCAACGGTTTCGGTAAAGCCGACCTACGTCTTGACCAAGATATGTCTTGGGCAGAACGCCAAGGTGCAGGTAACTCTATCGCTGGTGCTGGTTACGCAGGTGTTATCTACGATACACCAGTATACGTAACAAACCAGGTTCCAAAGATTAACTCTAACGCCAACTGGGGATTCATTCTTATTCACCGTGACGCACTCACGGCTGCTGTACAGATTGAACCAGAGGTTGAAACTGACCGACGTGTCCTCTCTAAGAGCTGGATTGTTGCAGGTTCTACACTCTTTGGTGGTAAAGTTATCCGACCTGACCACATCGTTGTTATCCCACGAACTGTCTAACAGTAAACGGATAAAGGAAATTGAGGCTTTACAGCCTCTTTTTCTTATGGTATAGTAAACTTAGCATTATTAATAACAAGGAGAATTAACTTGGCTAACACACAACAAAGAGTTACCAATATCACGGCTAATGCAACACCTACCCCTGCTTTCAACGTGTCAGAATATCGTACTCTGACAGCTGATGTATCTGGTACTTTCGTTGCTACGCTACAGGTGCAAACCTCGATAAATGGTACGACATGGCGCAACATCACAGGAAGCACATCAATCTTAAACCTTATCACAGGTGCTTATCTTACAAGCGGTAACATCACGGGTGCAGGTCTTTATGCCATTGACGTTTCTTCTTTCCAATATGTACGATTAATCACTACTGCTTTCACAAGTGGTACAATAGTCGTAGAAACTACTACAGTAACAACTGGTAACTTGAACCCTACAGGTAACTCAGGTACTGTTGCAGGTACAGTTACAGCCAACCAAGGTACACTAGTTTCTGGTACAGCGATTAGCGTAGTAACAACAGCAAGCACTAACGCTTCAAGCCAAAAGGCGGCAGCAGGTAACTTGTTTGAAATTACAGCTTCTAACCCTACAGCGACAGCGGCTTATGTAAAGATTTATAACAAAGCTTCAGCGCCTACAGTTGGTACTGACGTTCCAGTTATGACACTTCCAGTTCCAGCAGGTGGTTTCGTATCTTATGTTCCAGGTGGACAGGGTAAACGACTCACTACTGGTATCGCTATGGCAGTTACAGCCGCTATGGCAGCTACAGACACAGGTGTCGCAGTTGCTGGTGTACAAATTCACGGAACATACATCTAGGAGTAAACTATGGCAGCTACATTTGAATATAACGAAGACAACGGAGCAGCTACAGGTTCCCCAGCTAAGGGTACTACTCGTAACACAGCCGTAACACAGGTAAACTGGAAATCGGTTGACGATGTAGCAACTGCCTATAGTGCAGCACCTATCAACGCTGGTGAGAACAGTCATCCTAAGTATCAATTTGGTAAGTTCACAGGAACATTTAACCAGATTAGCAACGGACTATGGGCGCACACAGCGGGAGCATTGCCTACTAACACA